TCCAACGGCTCCAACGGCTCCAACGGCTCCAACGGCTCCAACGGCTCCAACGGCTCCAACGGCTCCAACGGCTCCAACGGCTCCAACGGCTCCAACGGCTCCAACGGCTCCAACGGCTCCAACGGCTCCAACGGCCCCGTTGACTTCTAATGTTTCAGTATAATTGGGGTAAGGGATTTACCCAATAAAACACCTACAATGAGCATTGTAAAACCAAAAATAATAGTTTCTTTAGAAATTTTATCAAGAAATGAAGTCTCTTGATGAATTATTCTATTAGGCTCATAGTACGAGCGTGGTGGTGGTGGAGGCATTCTTTGTTCTTCTTGCTCTTCCTCTATTTGGAATGTCGGTGTCGTCGGAATCGGATCGTACTCCATTATCCTCTTCGTCACTGCTAGTTTTAACTACGAAATCTTTCAGATTTCCATTTTCGTCAGCGTCACTTTCACTTGAAAAATCATCAGACTCGTAATATTCTATAGATGAAACTGTATTTGATTCATCGGAATCGTAGTCTTCTGCTGCATAATCATCTATGCATGTTTCAACAGGTGTATATCTGACGGGCGGCTTAATTACACGTCCGTATCGGCTTCTTCTATTGTCCGTGGCTTCTGGGGTCGGGGAAATGGTCATTGACTGCATGGCCTGTTCTATATCCATCATCATCGTCTTCTATGACAACTGGGCTTATATCGTTTAAGTATTTAGGAAAAAAGTAAACACCTAGACTTTGTGCAACTTTAAAAAGAGCTTCTTCACCTTGTATACCTATCTGAACTGCAATTTCTTCTAGTTTTTCTTGATGTTCATGATCATCAGCTCTCCTGATAAAGAGTGAAAGATTTCTTACATCTTCTATTGAATTATAAAGTGCGTCTGCTCTTTCTTTAATTGGCAAATTTTTGTTTTCAAACAGTGTCAAATGTTTCTGAAACAATTCCCATGTTTCTGGGTCAAGCCCTGAATACGGGTGAACTTCTCTGAGAAATCTATTCTTTTTTCCACCAAAAGTCGGGAACAAGATCACAAATAGGAACATAAGTAGAACTGTCAACAGCAACATTACTCTTAAGTTCAGCTACTATACTCGGAGAAAGATTGTATTCTCTTCCTGAAAACCATTTTTCATTTGGCTTTTTTTTTATAAATTCTTCATTACAATTCTCGTCAAAACAATACTGACAAATCTTTCCAGCTGTTATCCCAAACCATACATGATTTGATTTGTGTTCTCCCTGGATAAATTCACAATACCTTGAATCAGTCTGGACTACAATTTTATCATTCCCTTTTCGAATAACACGTTTGACATTTGCTAATTCTTGACCAACCAAATTTTTACGAATAAATCGTTCAAGAGGAGCACATGTAATTTCAACATTTACATTGACACGCGAAGTTTCACTTGTCCGTATGGCAAATAATTCAAGAACCTCTTTTGTCGGAGTTGTGTCAAATACATTTCCATCAAGTTCCATCCACGGAATATAAGGATCTACGTCTCTTCCTTTTTCCTTTTTGTGCGACCAAATCATTCGAAGACCTGAACCCCCATAGACACTTGAATCTATTCTTTGATTCCATTCTGGATCCTCTGGTAATTCGAGCAAGATTCGTGTTCTTAGAGCAAGAGCCTCCGTCTTTGTCACGAGAAGACCTGGCCACACAATGTGAACACCAGACTTGACTTGATTATCTGATGTTTTACGGGGTTTTGCTCGAGCAATGATACATTTTCTTCCTTTTACGACTGACTGTATGACACGTACAGTACTAACAAGTTCTGTTTCTGAAAGAGCTTTTGTATCTTTGTAGTCTAAATCTACAAAAAAATTGAAAACTTCAGTCTTTTGCTCAACAACATAAACCTTTTTTCCTGTTCGTACTAAATGAACATATTCTGTATAAAATTCTTCGAGTTGTTCAAATGGAACTTGAAGAATTCCTCCATCCATGAGGACATGTGTCCCTGGACCCCTGTCTGACCGCCATTTATCCATATGTATATTTCGTTTCTTTCTTTTAGTCTGATATCCAACTCCAGAAATCTCTAATTTTTGGAGGCTCCGGAAGAACCTCTGGGGGCTTTTGGGCAGCCTCTTCTGCTTTTTTTAGTTCATATATGATTTCTACAAGTGTCAATTTCTTTGCAATTTCTTCTGCATTTCCAAACCCCTGGGTCTCTACAAGCATGTCTGCAAACATACGCTTAGATTTTGTCATTCTAATTTTAACTTTTAAAATAAAAATTAGTTTTTGACTGCGAAGAAAGAGCATCGTGAAAATCTGGATTTGAGATTACATGCATTCGAATCATATCCCATAGGTTTTCACGTGATGTTATTCCTTCGAGAGTATCAAAATCAACCTTGTCATTTTCATCATAGTTTTTACGAAAATATGTTTGATTGTTTTCCATCTTGTACTTTTCTTCATTAAATCTTCTTACAATGTACATGTGTTCATTTGAAGTCATTGGATAATCAATGAGATATACATGATAAATACTTGTCACGTCATCTTCAATGTCAGCTTCTGAATCACCTGGGCCTTTATATTTTGTTGAAAATTGAAAATACGAATAGTTTCCTTTTTTAAGATTAATCATTCCTCTCGTTTCTTCTTCGAGTTCTCTTAGAGCACATCGAAGAGGGTTTATAACTTCACGTCTCCTGCAACCACCTGTTACAAATGTCCATTCCTGGTATCGACGATCGTGGACAATGAGCATGTACTGCTTATTCCCAATCGTCGTTACAGGTATTGCTATACTTTTATGCCTTTCTCGTGTTGGAGAACTCATCGTTCCCTCCTACCATTGGGTCTTTAAAATAATTACCAACTTTACCCCCTGATGTTGGATTATATGTAATCAGAAACAAAAGACCTATAAGAAGAATCCATTTCCAAATTTGCATTGAAATATTCAAGTTTTTTAATTTACAGTTTGACCGAGTGGAGTTTTATCGGTTTGAGCTTGTGCACTAAATGTGTGGTTGAATGGATTATTTTTGACAACACTTGCAGCAAGACCAAGTCTGTCTGTTCGTGGATCCGGCTGAGCTTTAAATACATTGAGTTTATCATACTGGTTAGGTATATACCGTGATCCACGTGTTACATCAGCTGGACGAATTGGAAGAGCTCCAGCCTCAATACGTGTCTGTGTATTTGCGCCAACTGCACCGATAGGATCTGCCCGTACGTTCATTCGAGCTCCATTTGCCGGTCTGTCTGGATTAATTCTGTTTGTTGACCACCGATTTGGTTCACGATATGTATTTGGCCCGTATTCTTGTGGAACCATGTATTGCTCTGGTCCAAATTCCAAGTCATCATCTCGTAAACCTGTAGCCTGGCGATTTGTAGAACGTTTTGTCTTTACAAACTCTGGTCGACCTTCTGGGCCAGTAAGAGCACCTCCCTGTCCCTGACCACGCGTTGGCATAGATGGATAGTTTTGGGTCGTCTTTGAAAGCTTTGCTGGGTGACTTATATTTCCAATAATTGCAGATCCGTTCTTTACAATTGGATTTGCTGGGCCTCCCCAGTTTCCTGGGAGGTTTGTAAGTCTTTCTTCATTCATATTGTTGGGGTAAATACGGAAGAATTGCTGAAACCCACCAGATGCAGGGACGTTGGGATCAAGACCAAGACCCTTTCCTACGTAAACCTTTTCTGTTGGATTTACATTGTTCATTCTGTTTGTTACTGGCTCACGACTCGCGTCAGTTGTATATACTGGCTGGCCGTATGGAAACTTGCCATTTGATGGAGTTATATCTGCCAAATTAGGAACTGCATCCTTTGGTGAAAGTCGAAATCCACCTGAAAAACCACGGCCTGTATTTGGCATTGTATTTAGCTTATCAATAGGGGGATCCTGTTGAGCAAAATCATATCGAATGAGATCAAATTTGTTCACCTGATCGGCCTGAGCTGGCGGGGTTGGCATTGTTGCTTGTTGGAGTTTATTGTCACTAATTTTTTTTCCTGCAAACACAAGACCTACGACTGCTGCTAGTGCGAATGGGTCCATCTATTACAATCTAAGATCTTTATTTATCAGTGGGATATCTTTTTGCGTATGACATACTTTGGTACATTGCAAATGTACTTGTAGGATCCCATGTAAGATATCTATTCTCTGGATTTTGAATTTCCAGGTGTGGGAAATCGTATGGTTTATCAGCGTAATACTTGTTGTTACGAGATGTTGTTTGTGAACGAAGTGCGTCATCAGTCATGACCATAATCTCGTAGTTTGTGTTTTTTGGGCCGATGTATATTCCTTCTTCAACCATAATAAGTCCTGGCTGGAGGACACTGCTAGGCATATTACTAAATCTGTACATTTTTTTTATGAATTGCCACCACCTGGACCGCCGTGACCACCTCCGTTTCCGCCTCTCAATTGGACGGTTTCTGGTCCACGAGCATATGGACCATCTGGGTTACAAGAGTCTGGATCATCACGGCATGTCGAACTGAATGGAGAACCAAATGCTGCATAAGCAAAAGCAGCCTGATCATTTGGCCAGGATGACGAAGCAGTTGTATAAAAGTTGCGTTCGGCGTCACGCTTCCGTTCAAATGGGTGGATGTCATTCCATTCTTGTTGAACCTCCTTCTTCATACTTGGATACCATGGCGCCTGCTGATTATATGAAGGATCATCTCCTAGAAGATAGTTTGCCATTGGGTTATCACGCGTCGGCATACGAAGACCACTGACAATCTTTGGAACACTTGTTGTTGTTCGGATACCATCTGGAATCATATCCATAGAATAAAGTACATAAAGAGCAGCAAGAACGAGAAGACCTAAAGCAACTACGCGGTTGTCTCTCTTAATTAGGTACACAAGAGCCATTGCATAAATAATAAATCGAGTTGTTGCTAAAACACGTTCTTCTGATGATTGATTGGGTGTTGGCCAAAAATCAGTCAATTTATCCTTCTGAAAGACATCACGTAAATCAATCATCTTCTACTTTACTCTGAGAAGTTTTTAAACCAGTGGACCTTTTCCTCCGAGAAGAGATGACATGAGGCCATTCATTGTATTCATGAGTGCAGCCTCATCAATTGTCCCATCGGGAGACGTTGCATTTCCCTGAATCTGGTTTGCACACTTCTGAGCAACACTCTCAATCATATTAATAGTCTCTGCTGGAAGAGACGAAAGAGTTGTTCCAAGAATGTACAGAGTCTGTAGATACTGCCATATAGCACCCTTGGTTGTATCGGACAAATCATCTGTCCACAACTCAGTGATGTTGATATCGTCCAGAAACGGGATATCCTTCCCGTTTGACTTGAAAAATTCCTCATCACGCTGCATAAGCTGATTTGCGTACGGGGAAATCTCCTGCATAAACTGCTTCATTGGCTTCTTCGGGCTTGCTGAACGCAGCAGAATAAATGAATTTTGATACTTTACCAGCTTCTTCTCATCTGGAAATGTAAGAACAAGCTCGTCCAGAAACTGTTGCATCATATCATTAAAGGCGTTTGTGGTTGTCGCCATTTATAAAATTGTAGGTTCTTTACTTTAAGTTCAATACGGTTTTAATCCTATTGACTCGTGGCGTGAATTTCCTTGTTGGACAATGAAATATACAAGAAGTCCTACAAGAAATGCCGGTTTTGTATATGCTGAATTTGGAAGTTTTTCGTTATTCATTGATGATTTAATGTACACGTACGCTACTGTTATTCCTGCTGCTATCAGTGATGCGTGCATTGGATCACGGCAATAGTCACTCAACATCTAATTGTAATAGAGAAATCATTCTGCTGCGTCATCAAATAAAGTCTCTTGGTGAACTTTCACCTCCTTTACGGGCTCTGGAGTAGTGGTCTCTGGGGTTGGTTCTGGAGCGGTCTCCGGGGTCGGTTCTGGGACAGTCTCTGGGGTTGGTTCTGGAGCGGGCTCAGGTTCATCATATGGCTCTGGGTCGGTTGGTTCAACACCTGAACCCATGTCCAACTCTCCTGTAAAATTTGGAATGTAGGTATCAAGAATTTGCTGTACAGGGATAAAATCATCAATAACCTCCTTTATAAGATCTACAAAACGCCTTGAAAGTTTAATTCTGCGTTCATTGTCTGACATTTTTTCACAAATGTCATATGGATCTTCGTAAAGAGACTTGGCAGCTGCAATGTAGCAAGAATGAACAAATACATCATTTGAAGGGAGCTTGATGTTAATCTTTTTAGATTCTGAAGAAATGCGAACGGCTGACATGATCTTTACTGAAATGACAAATACTGCTGCAAGTAAATTTGGAAACATTGAACATGCTTTAATTATAGCATCTGTGTGCTGTTTAGCAATTGTGTTATTCCAATGCTGAACTTCCTGAAGAAGAACTTGGTACTTTATCAAAGTTTGCCGACCACCTGAAATTTCAACAGCCTTTTTGTACAGTTCATAGAATGCATCAACCATTACTGGTGTCATTGCATTGCACAACTTGGTTGTAAATTTGCGCTCAGCCTCTACGAGAATGGCGGTCGATTCCATATTTAATCATTCGGTATTAATTCTTCTGAAAAAACATGTCTTTTTATTGTTAAGGATAAAAGTCATTGTAGATGAAACAAAAAAAACATGTCGGTCCTGAATCTGATCATGACTCTGCAAGCGATTGAGGACGATGAGAACATTGAGGAGGCTCACGAGGTTCTCAACTGGGGATACATAGAGGATCGTCACCAACTTATTCAGAACGCAGTTCGTCTGGCGGATACATTTCTTATCCAGTCAGATGGAAAGCGTGACTTTATAAACGAGACTCTTTTGATTGAAAATGGGTATTATATCAAATGTCTTGAACGTGACTCGTCTGGGTGGCTCGTAGGAGGTATTGTAACTTCCAAGGGTATTATCGCTTATGGCTAACTTTTCTAATCTGTGCAGCAGTCTTTTGTAAATTTACAAGTGAAGGAAGTTCTTCTACAGAATGATCAATTACAACTGTACCATTTGAAGCTCTTTTATCTCCCCAACTTACACCAATTGTACCCCGAGCAACCTTTATAGCTTTATATCCAAGACGAACAAGTTGTCTCTGTATGTATGAAGTTGCAGCTTCTATGTCATACGCAGGAAAACCAACCATAAATAAAGGAATTTCTACAAATGTCGAATGTTCACCCAATTCTGAATAATGTTTAATTTTTCTGCACAACTGCTCAAGAATAGCCTTGTACGTTGATTTACGCACTTCTAATTTTTTCTTTTCTCGTTCAGCTAAATCTTGAGCTGATATCATATCTACTAATCTTGGCGAATACAATTACCTGGGATTTGCCGCTTGGACACTTTCAATTGTCTCAAAGTACGGGTTTATAACCTGGCCACTTGCAGCATCTTTATCAGCATTTGCGAAATTGACTGCACGCATTTGTTCAAGCCAGACATCGAGTTTTCCCTGGTATCCCTGGACCTGTGTGTTGAGACTTGCAAACTGTTGATCAAGCACCTTTTGTGTGTCCTCAAAAGTAGTGTAACCGCCATCATTCTTGTAGCCCTGGAAAATATCAGCTGCACCAATTCCTGGCATTGGCTGTTCTGATAGATTTGTAATGTTTCCATCTGAATCAGCCTGTACATCATATTGGACTCCAAAGTACCCTCGAGTGTTGATAAACATTATGCGAGCATTGTACATGTTTGTTCCATTCTCTCCGACCATGGGATTTATATAAATTGTCTGTACTGGATAAACATCTGGATCTTTTGCCTGAATGGAATTGACAATTGACTGAATGGTCGAAGGACTAACAGCTGTGTCAACTGGAGTAAACCCTTCACCCCCTTTAGAGTTTTTGTTCCATACCATGAATGCCAAAATTCCAATGAGTAAAACAATTGTAAAGTCTTTCATAATACTAGATGACGAGAGAATTATTGCGCTTGATGACGGAATGTAAAAACTCTTCATTTAATAATGGCCATGCTGGTATATAGTGACAAATGTCCTTATTCAGCCCAGGTTATACAGGAAATACGTGAAAATCCAGCACTCGTGCATGTCATTCGATTTCACAACGTAAGCGTCAGCGGGGTCCCTTCAAAGCAAATTACTCGTGTACCTACATTGATAACAAACCAGGGGCAGCTCATAGTGGGAAATGATGTCCGTAAGTGGATAGAATCAATGAAACCTCAAGAAACTATCGAAGAATTTGATCAATCAGGACTTGCAACATCAATGATTGATGATTCTGATTCTCATGATTCTGGCAACTTTTTTGACATTGAAAACTTTCACAAGAGTCTTGCTCCTCCAATGACGAGAGAATTGGAAGAAAAAATTAGTAAAAAGGTACAGGAAGCATATACGTCTGGATCAAATCGCAGCTAAAGTCACGAGACGTGAATCTGTCATGGTACAGCTCAAAACTATCCAGGCAAGTGCCTTTAGAACAGTCTTTGAGGTACTAAAGGACATTATCAATGACGTCAATTTACTTTTTCGTCCAGATGGAATACTTGTAGTAACACTTGATACAGCTCGTGTAACATTGGTTCATTTGTTCATGCCAGCTGAAAATTTTGAAGAATATACATGTACACGAGAATGTGTAGCTGGTCTGAACATTTCAAATACGTACAAGCTTCTCAAATCAATATCAAACACTGACACCTTATCAATGGATGTAGATGAAAATTACATTCTCAATATTCGAATTGAAAATGTAACAAAACGTTCATTTACTTCATTTCAATTTAGACTTTTGGACATTAATGATGACATGTTATCAATTCCAGAAATTGACATGGATGTTCTCACAACAATTCCAAGTATAGATTTTCAGAGAATAACAAGAGACATGCACAACTTGGCCCAAGACATTCGTATTCGAAGAACAAAAAATACCATTGAGCTTGAGTGTGAAGGAGGTTTTGCAAATCAAAAAACAATTATAGAATGTATAGAAACTGGGCCAGATGTTCCAATAGGGAACTTGTTTTCACTCAAGTACATTAATATGTTTACCCGTGCGACAAGTCTCTGTGCCAGTATTCAAATCATGCAGCATTCTACAGATGAAAATATGCCAATTGTATTCAGATACGGTGTCGCAAACCTTGGAGAACTAAAGTTTTACTTGGCTCCTAAAGCAGAGTAAATGATCACGTCATGGCTTTTAGCTGATATTATTTCTGCGGAACGACGTTCTCGCCCAGTTCCTGACGTTGAATTACCAGAAGATTGGAAAAAGTTTGAACATGAACTCGCAAAATATAAACATGAATATGTAAAAACAATAAGTCAACTTAAAATTCAAGAAGAATTATTTAATAAATTGTCAAATGACGTTACAGTACTCCAAAACTCTGCAAGTTCTGTTCAAAGTAGAGAACTCTATGATGGATTAAAAAAAATAGTTGAAGAATTCAAGGTGAATAATGAATACTCTGAAAAACAGGAAGAATGTTCTTACCTTGCAGGGAAGGTGAAAGCTATGGAAAATGTGCTTGTCCATACAAATGCCACCAGATATAATCAATTTACATGTTCAATATGTATGGACCGACTCATTGATACATTTTTAGACCCTTGTGGACACGTCACATGTAAAACATGTCATGTCCGTTCTATGAGCTCAGTTTGCCCTATTTGTAGAACAAATGTTACTGCAAAGAAAATTTACTCGACGACGTGATGAGTTTCTTTTCCAAATAAGTGAATTATTTTTAGTATTCCAGTGATTTTTTTTCTCAAGACCCATTTTATTCCTAGTGAAATTCTGATACCTCCTCGAGTAAATGAAAAACTAAAATGAGGCCTTGGAACATATATATCTAGGTTTATTTTAGAATTTGTTGGTCCGAGATAGATTCTTTTTACTTGTTCTGTAAATTCAAGTTGTTGAATCTCTGCTCGAAGAATTGGAAGTTTAAAACTTGGTTTTGTGTTCTCTGGAGGCCATTCTCCTACGTGTCTATATAATTTTCCTCCGAAATAATAATCAACCTGACCAACCTCTCCTGGGTGTAATTTATTTACAGGTATAAGTTCAGTTGTACCTTTAAACATTCTTTTCACCTGGAAATTTTTAGGCCTAAAGAACTGCCATACTTCCATTATCTAAAAGGTACCTATATTATTTAGATAATGGAAGGGCGCTATCAAGAGCGTCTACAGGAATTTAAAAAAAGAATAGATAAAGGGGATAAAAAGGCTGAGACTGAAATGTATGAATACATTGCAGACTGTGTACCTTTATTGCAGGAGTTTGAATGTGCTGGGGGTCAAAAAAAGGATGTCTATGAGAAATACATGGCAAATATAGAAGATGCGCCAAGTCCTTTTCCTAAAAGACCTTCACACATTTTAAGATGTTCTACATGTGGATCTATAAATTCCCAAATTGTTGATGAAGTCACAAGTGACATGGTGTGTACAAAATGTGGCCGGTGCGAATACGTTCAGTGTCAAGAAATTGGATTCAAAGAAGAGCAAGAAATGGAAAGACATGTTGTGTATTCATATCGCCGAGAGAACCACTTCAACGAATGGGTCAATCAATTTCAGGCAAAAGAATCGACAAGTGTCCCTCCAGAACTTATTGAACAACTTCGAATAGAGGTGAAGAAACAAAGAATTAAAGATTCAAGTGAACTGACACACAGAAAAGTACGAGAAATTCTTAAAAAGATTTCAATGAACAAGTACTACGAACATGCCCCATACATTACAACTATTCTCAACGGAGTTCAACCCCCTACAATGCCTCAAAATTTAGAGGATAAACTTCGTCTTATGTTTGGACAGATTCAAAAACCATTTTCAAAACATTGCCCTGAAAATCGTAAAAATTTTTTGAGTTACTCGTACATTTTATATAAATTTTGCGAACTTTTAGGAGAAGATGAATACTTGCCGTGTTTTCCACTTCTTAAATCAAAAGAAAAATTGTACAAACATGACATGATTTGGAAACTCATCACTTCTGAACTTGGATGGCAGTACATAGGTACAACTTAAACAGTAGCCACTTCCAACTCACCTCCTCCGTTTGGAAAATTTATAAGCATCCCATCTGGAATGTTTAAATATTTCATGTACATTTGAGTTTGTACAAAATGTTCAGTTTTTAAATTTTTTATAGATTTCAATTCTACAATGAGTTTTGAATCAATGATGAGATCGGCTCGAATATTTCCAATACAGTGATCATCAAACATTATTGGAATTATTCTCTCAGTTTGATATTGTATACCGCGTTGTCTAAGACCTATTTCCATTGCGTTATGGTAAACGCGTTCTGAAAATCCAGGCCCTAATTGTGACCAGACACGAGACGCTATAGACTTTATAACGTCATTCATACAGAAACTTCTTCGTATCTGTTTAGATTAAAGATTGGTATACTTGCCTGAAGAATAACACTGCCAACTTTTTTAAACAGACGATTCTCCAAAACAGGAAATCCCCTGTATACAACGGGGAAACTCATAGCATCAAATGTAGAACTATTAAATGTTTTTTGAGTTGAAACAATAATTTGCAAAGGAAAAATGTCACCAGATTTCAGAAGGAAAATCCAATCATGTACAGCATCCTCTATACTTGTAGCAATTTGATCTTCCGGTGCCATAATCTGCTTTAAATTTGCATGGAATTCTTCTGGAGCTACATAACTCAAAGGTACTACATCTACATCACTTGGTCCATCAGAATTACGGCAACGATCGACCCAATACTGCATTTTGTTCTTTAAATTAATATTGCTTTTAAATAGAAGATGGAGCAGACGATAATTTACGCAGACTCTCGACAAAGGGACGCGAGTTTGTATCCTTCAGGGAACTCGTATACATTATTTCTTCAGACACCAATTACAAATGTTGAAAAAGTTGATTTAGTTTCTGCAAAAATTCCAAATACAATTTATAACATTACAGATGATTCAAACGTAATGACTTTTACTGAACAAACAGATATATTTGTAGCTGTTGGCAGAAATGGGGCAATTTCTACAAGTCCAGATGGAAATGTCTGGACATTGCAAACAACTCCTGATAATTCACATCTGTACTCTGTTATATCAAATGGAACACAATTTGTAGCGGTTGGGATATTTGGATCAAATTATGATGTCATGACAAGCCCAGATGGTGTAAATTGGACAGGTCAAATATCACCTGACACGACGACAATTTGGAAATCAATTACGTGGGATGGAACACAATTTTTAGCTGTAGGACATTTTGGATCAAGTTATGATGTCATGACAAGCCCAGATGGTGTAAATTGGACAGGTCAAATATCAGCTGACACAACGACAGGGTGGAATTCTGTTATATGGGATGGTTCACAGTTTGTAGCAGTTGGATCAGTTGGAGAAAATTATGATGTCATGACAAGCCCAGATGGCATAAACTGGACAGGTTCGATTTCAGCTAATAAATTTACAATTTGGAATTGTATCAATTATAATGGAACACAATATACCGCAGTTGGATCTTATACAGGTGACGGGGATTATGATGTCATGACAACTTCATTAGTTCCTCATTGGATTGGATATACTTCTGCGGACACGGGTATAAAATGGACTTCCATCACATGGGATGGGTCACAGTTTGTAGCAGTTGGGTATGGTAATTCGACATATAACGCAATGACAAGTCCAGATGGAGCAACATGGACTGGACAAACATTTCCTAGTGTTAATCCACAAAGTATTACATTTCATTCAAAATTCGTAGCAGTAGGAAATTTGAGTAATTTTGAAACAAGTCCAGATGGTGTCAATTGGACTTCCTCGTCATTCCCTCCGCCCACAGAAAATTACAGTGCAGTAACAGCTGGGATTGTGACAACAAACTCAAATATATTTCTCAATGCTGGGTTTTATTCAACTGATACATTTGTCAATGCTTTCAATGGTCAAATTTCAAATGTGTACGCTGCATATCTTGACGCACAGGGTAAGTTTATTTTTTATGGAACATTTAATTCATTGATATGTCTGACTCCAGAAATTTCTGAAATTGTCGGACTTGCATTCAATGAAGTTATATATCTCAATTTAAATAGATTCATTTTTCCTGCAAGTAATAATTTTGTAATTTCTCAAAATGTTATAAGTTTGGAAATAAATGATTACATCTGGCTTGACATTGAAGAATTTAGAACTCCATTTACAACTGATGCCAGAAAACTCATCTTGAACCCACAAGGTGTCTACACAACGACAAGTAATACAGCAGCTCGTTCTTTTGCGCTCATTCCAATGGATGTCCCACAAGGATCTATAAAATCATTCAAAGAACAGACCGATTTCAAAATACAAGTTCATTTCCCGTCACGAATTGATTCTCTACAAAGACTCACTATACAATGGCTTGACAGATATGGAAATCCTCTTAATTTTAGAGGACTTGATGTGAATTCTTTCATGATCCGACTTCATACGGTTTATGTGCCTCATGAAGTCGAACGTCCGTTGAGTTTACCTCCTCCCGTCCCCTATGACATGGAACGGAAGAATATTGTTCGAGGAGCTATTCTTGCTTTAATTATTGGTCTTTTTCTAATTCTCCTTATCGGTAAAAAAAGATCCTAGGATGTAAAATCAAACCCACTGACTGTTGAATAATCAATTCTCTTACTGGGTTTTGGTGGTTTACTTACAAACCAAATCGCAATGAGCAACATGGCTATAATGATGAGTTTATTCATTTAATTCTAGACAACATTTAGAATTTACGGCGAACCTTTGCTGCGTTTGAAAGAATAATTTTCCGCGATGTAGGGGATGTGTATCTTGTCAGTATTGCAAGTGCCTCAAGTCTACGGAAAACCTGAAGAGGTGAGTTGTGACGCATTGCAATATTCAATGAACGCATACGGGAAGCTGGGCTTGCTGAGACTGTGTAGCCGTAAAGCTTTCCTGGAGTCAAAGGCGGAATTACCTTTTTTCCACGTTTAGGTAGAGCCGATTTCACGCGCGCACTCTTTCCTGTAACATGATGAGTATACGCTGCGCGTGAAGGCGATGCTGATACCCGGAATGAATATCCTGATCGTCGAATAAACATTTATATTTGATCACATAAAAATTTTACATTTACATTTTCTTGAAATTTAGTTGAATTATATCCATGTGAAAACATTTTCAATTTTAATTCATTTGACATTCCAAAATCAAAGATTTGAAATGATTCAAAATCAATACTGTATGTCTGAAAATTATATTTGTGTCGTAAACGAATACTTGCATAAATTATACACGAAAGGTACTCTTTCAAATTTGAAACATTATATGTCGGCGTCCATTTATATCTCAACGCAGCTACATCATCTTTTCCTACAAAAACTGCAGCTGGAATTTCTTCTAAGGTTCCACCATCAATATATCTATTATCATTCCATAAAACACTCGCAAATAAAAAAGGGACAGACACTGTCATGCAAAGGGCATCTGTTATGGACATTGTAGGACTCGTTTTACTTGAAAAATATTCCGTCTTTGACAAATTGACACAATATGCACTAATGTACAATTCAGGCATGTCCGGCCGAAATTTACGAAGTTCTTCAAATGTTAAATCTTCCTGACTAAAATAAACTCGAATAAGATTTGATATGATTAATTTAATTTGTTTGTGACTTACAAATCCAAAATCTTTTAAAAATAATCGAATGTTTAATTTCATTGCATCTTTAATTGGAATTTCCAATGAATAATCTAAAATGGCTTTTATATTTCCATTGGCTATAATGTAAAAAAAGGCGAGGAGACCACCTGCACTTGCCCCTGAAATTTCTTCGAGATTCTGTAATTGATCAGAATCTCGAAGGGCGGCGAGAGCGCCCAAAAATCCAAAATACGCCATGGCTCCTGGGCCAATAGCGAGATGTTTCATGTTAGTTCTTTAAATAGTTACTTCTTTATTTAGTAGTATTTAGCAAATTTAGTTCGCATGAATGAAAACACAAGTGCGAAGACGAGAGTATGTACACCTATAGCTATCAGAGAAGATTGCCCTGAACGGAAAACACCCTTTGAACCAGGTGGTAATGTAAGCAAAACACCTGGAGTCAGTAAAATAAAGAGTACCGCTGGAACAATCAAATCTGCTGGCCGCAGTGTAACTTTTAGTACGAAACGGGCAAGGAGATAGTACACAAGTGACAGAACAACTGCGTGAGTTGCTACTGGACCAATACGAACAAGAAGACCTGGGCTGAGGAGAGCAAAGAGGATTGCAGGAGTCAAAACTTTTGGACCTGTAATATCCATTATATATCATTCAACGAGAAAACATTCTGACAAACTCTACAAAATTGTGAAAAGTTGCGTCGCGCATAAAAGTACTACTTAAATGGTTATCGTCAATATACTGACGAAGAGAAAACCACATGTTCAAAAGATGCTCTGAATTCCAATCATGCCAATCTTGAGGAGTAAATTCCTCCTCATAGTCAAGATCATCATCATCTTCAGTTACATCGGTATAAAAAAATGCATCATCCCCGTACTCGTTGTTGATACCCATTTTTTCTTACATTTTATTCGTTTTGTATTTTTAAGCCACCCTTTTTACTGTAATAGTACTACGTTCCTTCACGGGGGCGTGATCAAGAATAATCTGATAAACTTGTTCTGCACGAGTTTCATCCCCTCCAAAATAAGCAATCAGGCCACTCATAATAACCTGTTTCGTCACACTTCCACGAGCCTCCTTTGTTCTACACGAAACCTTTTCTTGGTTCACCTTTACGGCGTCAATTTCCTTTTCCTTCATGTGCTCCTGGACAGCGGCACGAAGTTCCTTTTCACGTTTATTCAAAACAGACATATCTTTCCTTGCAGCAGTAAGCTGATGCTTCAAGGAGAGCCATTCAGTCATTACTGCCTTGAAGTCTTCCATTTTATTGTATTGTGTTTTTTACTCTTTATGCCTCATAGCTGTTCTCAATTTCAAACTTGGGACGCATTGTGTCGGGTGGTATAGTGGAGAGATTGAAAATGCTTACTGCGTCACGTGGATTGGGAGGCTCGGAACGGAAATCGCGGTTGGCGTTACGCAGGTTTCCGCCGATAGTCTCTGGGAAACCAATCTGTGCACGGGGATCAAGGAAGTTTTGACCTGAAAGAATTGCATCTGGGCTAAACTGACCAAAATCCTCTGTAGTTACAACCTCTTTGGGAATCATTCCCACGTTGGTGTTGTCATAGATTGGCATATCTACTGTTGCGCCTGGACCAGATCCAGACTGCATAAAAGGGCTTGGAGAATCAATATCTTCAAACATGCCGCCTGGAACATTCTGAAGACCTGACTGATATCCAAGACCCATACCACCCTGCTGAATCTTAGGTCCCATTCCATTGTCTTTCAGAATTGCAGTATTTCCTGGAACTGGGTCATCACCTGTTGGGACATACCCACTTCGCATGTTCTGTGGATAAAAAACCATGAGTGCAATTAAAAAGAGAAGAACTAGAATTGCAAGACCTTTTCCGTCCATATGATATTACCTTAGCTTTTTTTTTCAGTCCAGATAATCAGTTGGATCATCATCCTCCTCTGGATCATCATCCTTGAACCGAAATTCTACTGGATAAGTCTTTGGCTTGGCTCCTGGTCGCTGACGAATCTGGACAATCTTCCAAATGGGCCCAAATGAACGCTTCAGAAACCATAGACCGGCAAGTTCAAATAGAAAATCGCACTGACCTGAAATTTCATCAATAGGGTTCTTCTGAGCATCAAAGAATGTTGTTACAACCTGTCCCTTGACTGTTGCAAATGACGCAGAGAGCTCACCTGCTGAGTTGAGACTTGTCTGAAAAGCATTCTTAATAGTCTCGGCTGAAATCTCCTTTCCAAACCATTCCTGTTTTTTTACTTCAGCCTGACTGAGAAGTTCATTGTCAATGTTCTCAAACAAAGTTTTTGAAGGAACTGTAAACCCAAATGAACCAGATTGATCCTTACGGAGAGGGACATCTACTGTGATGTTGTTCACTTGATGAAATACACGATCACCTCCATTGGTAACCTTTAGGAAATAACGACCGTCTGGAATCTTTACTGGCTTTCCGTAGTCCATATGTACAAAAAACAAACCTAAGCTCTAAATAGAGAATGGCAACGTGTCCTGCAGGGTTTTTTCCAATTCCAGGGGACTTGTCAAACTGTAGAGACTATTCAAATGTAACCGTAATTAGCAAAGTATGTTCAAGTAATCTTGTGGTTCAGAAAGACGGTACATGTGGCACGGGCGCGACCAGTGTCCTGAATACATCAGCAGTCTATTGTGGACCAGAATATGCTGGTCAAAATTGTGCCTACTATGCACAATTGACACCGGGTGTTACTGGAAATGTACAATCAAATCCAAATACAATTTGTGCTTTTCAGTCAGATGGCGTACAATTTCCATGTGACCCAGGGTGTTGTAATGGCCAGACTCTTCCACCAGGGGCGGTTTTGATCACGTCGTCCACGACCCCGTCGTCCACGACCGGACCACTTTGGGTCACAATTCTTATCATGGTATTATTTGTTGTTTTCACGTTTGTGATAATCTTTTTATTTAAAAATCGTAGAATTGGTAATGGAAGTTGACTACATGTCAGCGTTTAACTTTATAAAAGACACTCCAGTTTATGGAGGGTTTATGTGGTGGCATTTGATAATGTTCATGGTTCTTGGCCCAACGCTTACATGGCAAATGCTTATAATTCTCATAATTGTCTTTGGTCGTAGCGTCTTTGGAATGTTTTCTGATTTTACAAAACAGCTTAAAGCTGACACGACTTAGAAGTATATAATGTCTACCGAGGAACTACTGAAGCAGCTCTTTGATGAGGTCAAGCTTGTCCGTAAGGATATTCGTAAGCTGAAGAGTATCATTGAGGATCCCAACGGTGAGAAGGCCAAGGCCCGCTCAACCACAAATGGCTTCAACAAGCCTCTGGATGTATCAGAGGAGCTTCGTTCATTCCTGAAGCTCGCTCAGGGTGAGCAGATTTCTCGATCTCAGGTTACAAAGAAGCTGAACGAGTATGTAACAGAGAAGGGTCTAAAGTCTGGTCAGAATATTTCTCTGGACGGTCCTCTTCGTTCAATCCTAGATCCTCCAGCTGATGTTCAGGTGACGTTTCTGAACATTCAAAAGTACATTAACAAGCACTATGTCAAGGCTGATCCCCCTGTCAAGCCTCCTGTAGAGCCAGCTACCCCAAAGGCGAAGCGCCCAACGGTAAAAAAGGCCGTCACGAGTGCTTAATTTCTTGGTGTAATATATCATGAAATGGCTGTTGTTGTTGCTTGTCCTTGTTTTGATTTTCATTCTAATTCCAAAAGGTCGTAAACTCCAGGGTCAGCCAGGTGGCCCATCTGGATCTGGACCAGGGTTTATTCAGGGATTCCAGGGGTATCCAATGTCTGGTGTGTCCGGGGTCTAAAAATAAAAATACACTATAAAATAAATGTCTGAAGAGCTTATCGATGCGCCAGAACTAAATCGCGCAGATATCGAAAAACTCGTTGGTACAAAGGTGAAGAATCTCTCTTTGTATCAACGTGCATTTACGCATAAATCTGCACTGAAAAAATACAAGAATCTTGGTGGTTCTTATGAAACGTTTGAATTTATGGGAGATTCAGTTCTCGGATTTATAATTACAAAATATCTTTTTGATTTGCATGAAGAAAAGCAGGAGGGTTTTTTAACAAAGGCTCGGACAAAACTTGTTCGAGGTAAAACACTGACAAGTATAGCTGAACGTCTTGGGCTTCACAATTGGATTTTGATGGATGACAAAGGGATGAGAAATGGATGGAATACAAATCCAAACATTTTGGAAGATGTCTTTGAAGCTCTTATAGGCGCAATTTATCTTGATCTTGGAATGATTCACGCCAAGACTTTTGTATTTTCTGCATTTGAAGATGTTGATATGAATTTAGTAGATGACAACTACAAAGATCAACTGATGCGTTGGTGCCAAGCAAATAAGATTATTCTTCCAGAATACAACGTCATTGGTCAGTACAATGGGACATTTCATATTGAAGTTTTGGTCGATGGAATTTCACATGGCGCAGGTTTTGGGAAAACAAAGAAGGAGGCTGAACAGAATGCAGCTCAAATTGCACTTAAGACGACTGAACGCTTTCGAAACTAGGATGCACCCAAGAGTTGCCGAATTATTGGCACAATCATACGCAGATCAGAGAAGTCCAGAATGGCTCGCCCTACGAGGGCAAATGCTTACTGCAAGTGACGCCGCAACAGCTATAGGACTCAATCCGTATGAAAAACCAGAAGGTCTTTTGGCAAAGAAGTGTGGAGCTGCGCGTCCATGGTCTGGAAATGAAGCAACAGCTCATGGCACACGTCTGGAACCCATGGTCAGAGACTTGTATGACGAGCGAGAAGGACAAAAATCTCACGAAATTGGTCTCGTACAACATCCTGTTCATAAATTCCTTGGAGGATCACCCGACGGGATCACAGAATCTGGTCGGTTGCTTGAAATTAAATGTCCACTGTCACGTAAAATTAAACCAGAGGTTCCAGTATATTATTTGCCTCAAATTCAACTTTTATTGGAGATTATGGATCTTGAAGTGTGTGATTTTTTACAGTACAAAATTGGGCCACCTGAGGAGTATGTCATTGTAGAAGTAAAAAGAGATCGTGAATGGTTTGCAAAGTATTTGCCAGTCATGAAAGATTTTTGGGATCGAGTTTTAGAATATCGCCAAAGGGGGATGTGTGAAGTTGATATTACTTCTGACATGTCATTGTAGCTTTTCCCAAAAAGTTAATCTTCAAACTTTAATTTACATTCAATTAAAACTTCTGAAAATGCCTGTTTAACTTTCTTTGATCCCTGGTAACCATTCAATGTTGCCAAAAGTCCTTCACAAATGTCACGGGCTTGTCTGTGTTCATGATGAGAAATGTTAATAAGAGTTGCCTGGAATTCAGGGGACAATTCTTCCCATTTTTTTCTTGCATCTTCCCATGTCATTTCTGGGGTCAATGAACACATGTACTCGTACTGTGCTCTCGTCATCTCGTCTTCACGCTCCATTTAAAAATGTGAATATTTAAAAAAAGAATGAAGCATCTCATCGGACGTGTCTCCGGTCCCCAGGTCGAGTTCATTGATCAGCTCGAACCCATCATGATTCAAATTGCTAAAGAATGCAACCTTACTGTAGTAAATAGTGCATTTCATCAATTTGAACCTGTAGGAGTCACAGGTGTACTTGTTCTGTCTGAGTCTCATTTCTCAGTTCATACATATCCTGAAAATAAGAATTTGTACTTGGATATATTCTGTTGTTCTGAGACATTTGACCCAGAAGCTGTTGGACGAATTATTATTCGTCTGTTTCAGGCAGACTCCGCTGAGTTCCAATCAATTGACCGACTTCCCTGACATGAGACCAAGACGAATGAGTGTACATTCATCAGATGGTAATGGAATATTTTCAGGTCTAGGAAAAAGTCTTGTTTTTCCATTTGTATGAATTCCTTCCCGAATAAGACGTTCAAGTGTTTCCGTAGTCCAATCAATTTCACGTGGGTCGTATGCGTGTGCAAATGTATTCAGCTTATTTGATACATGTGCACCATTCCCAAAACTCGAAAGATGCCAGCCGGCATAATAAATTGTTGGAAATTTCCAACGATTGTCGCGGAAATAATTTGGACCGTGTTTTTTTACTTCTTTACAATTTGTAATAACAGTTCCAAACCATGGTTCAGCAGTAAATATATAATCAATTGAATATTCAAACATCCACATATGGATTGAAGTTGTCTCATGCGTCAAATTAATTTTTAAAAAATTTGGAATTTCATCAACATCACTAATCATTACAATTGAATCATCTGATACATATTCAAGTCCTCGAAGAATACATGAACGCTGATATTTTTCACGAGACCATGGATTTTTATCTTTTGGAGATTCATCAGCTGTCACTACAATGTGTGTAATTTTATGTAACCATTTCTCATACCGTTTCTTGTTCTTTTCAAAAAATAATTCTTTTGGTGCCCCAGAATGAGTTAATTCGGATTCGACAAGAATAAATTGATCAACATATTTATCTAGTACAGTGAGTCGAAGTTCAAGAACATCAAATTCATTGTAAAACATAAATGTATCAAATAAGACCATTAAAAGAATATTATAGTGTATTCTTTAGTACTGGTTTTCAAAATTTGTGAAGAATACGTCTTAATTCATCCTTGTATTGTTCTATACGCAACGAACCTTCAGGGTCGTTTGATTTTACCTGAGAATACATCCATTGAAATTCTTTCAATGTTTCAGTTTGGTGTATACCTGCAAAATGAATGCAAAAATCTCCCGGTTTCCAATGGACTTTTGGATCCAGTCTATAATCGTATGCATTCATAATTGAAATGTATTTATGTGGCAAAACCTGTATTTGTTTTCTGTACTTTGGATACAGTTCAATTATAGCAGCCTGCTCCCACCATTCGTGTTTGAGATACTGTGTTTTTGACCATGTCTCATCTAAAAATTCAAAGGCTGCTTCACAATTGCGAATAATAAAAATACCAGAATTTAAGTTGTTAAAATCTCTGCCAATAAATAAAAATTTATCATCTGGTATGAGTGAAATAAATTCTTCAATACGTCTTTCATCATTCATGATCAATACATCTGCATCAATCCACATAAGAAAATCATAATCTTTGAGATATTTCTTAATTAAAAGTATTTTAGACCACGGGGGTGTTCTTGATTGATCATACACCGTTTCGTCAGTAATGTAGGTATATCCATGTTTTTTGACATAGTCAGACTGACTTTTTGTACACATCTCAACTTTTCTTTTGTAGTCGTCGCCAACAATTAAAGAGCACACAGCAAACTTCATGATTGAAATGATTTTCTAGTGTTTAAGTAAGAAATGTCCAGCCTAAAACCATTCAAAGTCAAGCCATACATTGTATGGGCTTTTGTCATTGGCTTACTTCTTCTTGTAACTTTTTCATCTACTCGGAGTAATTATGAACCTCGTGGATCAGTAAAGGAAACAGTGTATGATGCTCCTTCTCTTTTAGCAACTGGTCCTCCTATGGGAACACTTGAGGTATCCCCAACAGAGGTTATACCAAGTCAGATACCTCTTAATTACCCAGTGCCTCCATTTGATCCTCCACCTGAACTTTTCCCACCGCCAAATGACACAATGAAAGACTACGAGCATGATAATCTGACACTTCAGACAATGGATTGGTCTGGTCAGAGAGCTGTTCGAATGATTCCACTGAATGAAGCTGATGATTCCATGTATCCAGCAACACTTGATGAATTATTTGCAGCATCCGAACAGGATGGTTTTATGCAAGCATCAGTAGATACATTGTATGATGTCAATGCACTCAAACCTCCCCGTCTCATGACAGATCAAGTCTAAACTTGTGCCGAATGAAATCTTTCGCCTGTTTTAAAGATGGTTTTGACCATAAAAGCCATCGAGACCAAAAACCAGCAGTAAAACGTCCTGATATGAGCCAATTTTCAGTCTTTCTGTGACGTGTTAAATATCTGAGCATGCGTGCCTTGTCTTTGTGGATTGTATAGTCCTGATATCCACTTGCTCCAAAATCTACATGTTTTCCTTCAAGAATGACACGCCACTTTTTCCCTGGCTTTGGACTTTTTTGAAGAATGACGCGCTTCATGATATTAGTTCAGAGAAATTCTTACAGCAATGTAAACTAACAGAACAAGAATGACACAATTGAAAAATATCCATGCTTTGAATTCATTATTATCCATGAGCAAACTTAAGACTTGTTTTGTTAATGAATCATCGTCATCATCAATGGACATTCTTCTTAAATTACAAAAAGAAAATCACTCGAATATATTTTCGCGGGGTGAAATTACATGTTTTTATGGTCCACCTGGAACGGGAAAAACTACATTTATAAAAAAAGAGTTTGAAAATTACATTTCAATTGAAGCAGAAGTACTCAAAACAAAACAGGGAACTTTGGACCTCATCGAAAGACTTTCAGGGACACATGTCCCAATTGTAATAGACAACTGGGAATCTGTTCATGAACTTATAGGAATTCGTGAAATTGAAAAAGCAATTTCAAAAAATAGTCCAACTGTAATTGTAAGTTTTCTTCCTGTAAAACTCACAAAGGGGACAATTCTATATGAATGCCCAAACAAGGAAGACTTTCGACGAAGAGAACTTGGATCAGGCATGGACAGTTTTGAAACACCCAAAGAATATGTTCACAGACTTTTAAAAGGTGATTGGAAAAATGTAAAAATTGGAGACATTACACACGAACACGGTCATGTATGGAGTATTATTCAAGAAAACTACCCTGACAGAACAGACAATTTGAGCGAAATTGCAGATCTCATGTCCGATGCAGATCTTATAGATACAGATATATATGATCAAAGTGACTGGAGTATAATTATGCCATTATTTACAGCCATATCATGCATCCAACCATGTCGTCTCATGAAACCTTCTGAAAAAGTTCCAAGAACAGGAAGTCTATGGACAAAATACCAAAACTTGTGTATGCGTCACAAAAAACTCAGTGCTCTTTTTCAGAGATCAGGACGAATTTTAACTCGTGAAGCCCTTGATACTGTTATTCGTCTTCAGTTTCAAAAAGAAAACTATTCTGCATGTAAAGAGTACAATTTTGAACCATCTGATATTGACGTACTTGGTCACGTCATTGGTCCTTTTAAATCAAAAACTCTTATGGCGGCAAAGAAATCATGTGCACGCTAAAGCACCTTTTTTCGAAGTTTTTCCAAGTTCACATACTATGGATTTTCCATTACCAGGACAGTATGTCCCCTCTGAACACGCAAGACATGGAGCTTTTCCAGTACCGGAATGATACCCTGGAGGACAAAGATCTGATTTTTTAACGACAGGAACTATGACCGGTTCAGGTGCAATTGGAGTATATGTTGATTTATTTCTATAGTACCAGTACCATAAAAGTAAAAACCCAAATAAAAGAATGTACATTGAATTCTTCACAGAAAAAAATACTGCGTTTTTTTAATGACTGTTGTATGGACCGACAAGGAGGAATCTTTTCTTTTACGTCTTGAAAAACAAGCTGAACATTTGGCAAGACATAATACAAAAGATCACTTGTATTATAAAAGTTTGTCAACTAAATTCAATATACCTATATTGATTATTTCTGCTATAAATGCACTTGTAGCTATTTCTCTGAATGATTTTCTGGAACAAAAATACGTAAGTATTTTGAATGCAGTTCTTTCATCTGGAACAGGTGTACTTGGATCTATTCAACTTTACTTGAAATTGAATGAAAAAATGACAAATGCCCTCAGGGCTTCAATTCTTATGAAACGTCTTGCTCTAAAAATTTCAAAGGAATTGAGTGTCGATCGATCAATTCGATCTATAGAAGGAATTGCGTTTTTACAGGAATGTTTTACTGAATTTAATACTGCTCTGGAGCAGGGAAATGTCCCAGAGAGAAAGCTGGAAAATCATCTGAGTTCAGAAGAAAAAAAATACATAGAAGAAGACTTTTCTGAAATTTCTCAAATTGCTGATGATCAAGTATGAGCTCGTTCTGTTAATTTTTTATCCTTGTATCTCTTGTACAAGAAAAATGCAAAAAATGCAACAACAGCAATTGCAAATATATTATACATAGGATTGACAGCATCACCTTCCATGCGAAGCTGTCTCTCAACATCTATGACTGGAGGAATGGGATCCATCCTTAAAGAAAAATTATGTTTTTTACACGCTAAAAGAACGCAATACAATTGTACATCAAAAAAAAAGATGGCATCCATTGAAGACATTTTCAGAATCGCGGATTCCTTCCGTAAATCAGATGTACCTGAAAAATCGGAATACAATTCCGAGTTTCGCTGTAAGTTGTGCCCAGATGATGGTATAATAAATGAACACGGTCTTACAACTGGAACAAAAATTAAAAACGATGATGGTATACCTACATGCTGTACGTGCGGTCTGACTGATCAATCATTCATTTCAAATGAACCAGAATGGAACGGAGGATGTAACGAAGACGGGTTCGATCCTTCAAGAGTCGGTGCACCTGTGAATACAACATTGTTTAGTGAATCATGGGGGTCTGGAACTATAATGACCGTGAAGACATCTGGGACATATGCAAACAAGAGATTGGCCAGAATTAATTTTCACACATCTATGAATCACAAAGACAGGGCATTACATCACGCGTACGAAAGCCTAGACAAAGTAGGTCGGTCTTCGGAACTTAACATTCCAGAAAGTGTTATGCTTGAGGCGAAAATAATGTACAAAAAATTCAGTGAGACAGTTCTTACACGTGGGGCGATTCGAAATGGGATCAAGGCGAATTGTATAATTCGAGCATGTCAAGATGCCAACGTAGCTCGGACGACACAAGAGATTGCAGATGCATTTAAAATCCCGTCAAAAGATATTTCTCGGACTGCTGATTTGTTTCGCGAGACTATTCCGAGTGTAGATACTTCTACGACAAAATCATCTGATTTGATTACTAGAATATTTAACCAAGTGAGTGTACCTGATAATGTCAGAGGGCGGGTACGACAATTGTGTATAAAAAACTGTGCCAAATTTGAAAACCACCCGGCACTCATGGGAAAGACTCCAAAGGGTGTTGCCGCAGCAATTTTATACAAAGTTCTCGCAGAATATGACATTTCAAGAGATGACATTGCAAAGATGTGTGATGTATCATTACCTACGCTAATCAAGTTGGAAAAAATTCTCGTTTCAATTCAATGAAGGTTCTCGTTCTCATTCTTGTTCTTTTCGTAGCAGCTTTTATTTTTTTTCGAGCAAATAAAGAAAAATATCAGCTTCCAGATTTTTCAGCAATAGGTACAGAATCTGACATTTGTCCATTAGGATATGTTCTTGCATGTGTCACAAAAGATCTTGCAGGGATACAAAATACTGTCCCGTTTCCTCCAGATCTTCCTAAGCCATGTAAAGAAGATGGTATACCTCTCTGTCTCCCTCACCCGGATAACATAAAACCTCCTTCAGCAGAATATCTTCTCAGAGTAATGTAAATGGTGAAAAGATCTGCTCTCATTTTTGTTGGAGTAATTATAGTATTGTATTTAATGATGACGTATTCCTACGCGGGATACATGCCAAATTTCCCAGAGGAGACGCGGTTTAGACATTTCATCCAGGGTCCAGGATATGTTCTCGAAACTGCATCAGTGGCTGATTTAGTTGCCGATAAAAAATACGAGTCATAAGTATATGCTGACCGCCACTCGACCACCATCTCGTGTCAGGCATGGAAGTAAATCATTGTACACTCTTCATGGGTACGAAAATTCAGTCATGGCATGGACTATAAAAGATTCCAAAATGTCAATCATTTCATTTTACAATGAAAAAGATGTAAAACGTTTTGGAAATTTAATTGAAAGTCATTATGAAAAATCAAAAGAATGGCCAGATTTTTCAAAACTTGAACTTTTAGTTGACCCTGGCAGAAATAAAGAACTTACACATGTAAATATATGTAAATGGGAAGACCTAGATACATTACGTGTGTTTTGCGTAGAACGTTATTTTGATCTAGTGACAGTCACTAGTCTATCTAGTGACTATAGAATAGATGGTCATCTTTTAACTCTTAGTATGGCTGAAGAGTTTTACGTTGAATACTTGGAGAAATTATTAAACAGGGGTGAGACCAGAACCGGGGACGACAGCTTGTGACTTCAGAACAGCCTGTGTATATTTCATTGCAATACCAAAATGAATCTCTACCCATGAGAGAGCTTCGTTTTTGGCTAATGTCAACCCCATTGGGTTTGAATTGATATCAGCCAAAAGTGAATATTGTTTTGTTGGATCACCCATGACTTCAGCAAGATCAGTCATCTTTTTTAACCATTTTACATGTTCTAGATTCATTGGATCAAATGATTTAACAAAAGACATTATATATTATTTGAATTGTGTCTCTAGATGTCTTCGTCTTCTTCGTAATCATCCTCCTCATCATCGTCTTCTTCGTTCTCATCTTCTTCATCCTCATCTTCGTCACTCGGGACATAATCTTCATCTTCATCAATTTTGATCCATTCATCATCATCAATTTTTTTAAATCCAGCGTCAGCTTCATCATCAACATCAAGATAATGAGTGATACTATCATCAGTAATTTCATAGGTATCCTTTTCGTATCTATAAACACTCTGTCCACTTGAATTTTCTGTAGGAGTAAAGAAACGTATAATAAAAGATTCACCTGTTCGGTCTATAATACGTGCATAAAGAGAGACATATTTATCATTGCCTATGTCAGTCCATACTCGTATGAGACTCATTTATATCACTTTCTTTTACTGTCTTTAGACTTGAAATACATTCTTTTAAGTTTTTCAGAAGTTTTATAGTTTTTTAATATAAAATTTCTTACAATGTTTGATTCTTTGTTGAGTTTGGCATGAAGATCTTTAGAACTTTTAGCTGTCAATGCTACGTTGTAGACGTGTCTTTCAGACATGTTTGGGTACAAATTTGCAAGAGCACGTAAACCTCCCTCTTTTCCTAAAAGGAGCATTCTTCGAGTTTCTCTGTTTACTTTTTTTCTGAGTCCAAGTTTTGAAAACATGTGAACAATGTTTGAAGACATTACATTATAATTTTAATTTTTTTATCATAAAATTTAGTTGTGTACGTAGACGAGCCCTGTCAAGTACTTTTTTACGAGCCTCCCTGACGCGATCTCTTGTTCTTAGTTCCATCATTCGTTTTCTAACTGTACGCTTCTTTGCTCTTTCTTTTTGCTGGAGGTTTAATAACGCATTTCTAGTCATTGTCTGTCTTTCCTTTTTTTTAGGAGAAAGAGTTCTAAACTTAGCAAGAAAAAGAAGAGCATTCTCTTTGCTTCCTTTAAAGATGGGTAAACCTCCAGTTGTTGGCCTTACAACAAATGTTTTAGGCCGAGGAGGCGGCCCAGTGAGTTTTGTTGAACGTTTAAATAAAGGAGGTTTTGCAGCATTCAATTGCGTAAAAAGACTCTTCATGTTAAAAGAGCTCTTTGGAAGTGCATTTGACATACTTCTTACACTCATACGAAAACCTTTTGCTGCAAGATTTTCTCTCTTCTTCAGCTCTTTTGCAATAGCTTCCATATGTTTTATAGGAGAATTGAATTGTTTTATTACGTTATTTATAACACTAGGGTCTAGAGTTGGGTACTGACTATACAGTTTATTCATTCCTCCAAATGTAAATTCTATTTTACGCATTTTGTCATTATTCATTTTACATGTACTCAACATTAGAATTATGTTTGTTGATTCCTGAACGCTTAAAATACTGAGCAAGATTATTCACTGGGTCATACTCAGGCTTCTTTTTTATCGTAAGTAATTTCATTAAATTATTGAGAGCCACTGGAGGAAGTGGTTTCATGCGAGGAAGAGGCGGGAGTGGTTTTACATAAAGAAGTCTATGAAGTTGTTTTATATTTGTACTTCCTGAATCATGAAGTTTCTTTACTGCTCTCTTAATGCTTTCTGGTGTATGTCGGCCTTTAAATTTAGTCTCTAGTTTACGCATTCCACCAGCCTTTTTAACTATAAGTTTTTGAACAAGTTTATCATATGACTTTTTTTTACCCAACCTGTTCCATACTTGACGAATTTCTTCTCTGTTAAAGTTTGGAAATTTATTAAAAATTCTTTCATCCATAGTATAATTCAACAAAATTTCCAGCGATGTCCACAGAGGCAATTTGCGTATGTCGTCATTGGTTCATCAGCACTTCGCGTCTGAAGCTGATAATAACTTGTTTTGTTTGACTTGCATTTTGGGCATTTCAGAATACCCTTGTAGTCCGCAGCATACTTTGCCCTGTTCATCTCGTCAGCTAGATTTTTCTCCTTAATCTTCTTCTCAGTTAGGCCGAAAGGCCCTTCTGGCCACATTTGTACAGGCGTCATGTACTCTAAATCTTTGCACTGCAACTTTTTTATCAAGTCTGGATTCTTGTCCATGTTAAAAAGAACACTCAAAAGACGCTGCTTGTAACGAGCTCTAAATAACGGATTTTCCCATGAAGCAACCTCTGGTTTTCGTCCTTTTTTTGTATTGTACATTAAACCAGATGTTTGCTGAATTGTCCAATTATAGACTGCTGTTTCCGCGTTTTTTATTTTCGACGGCTTTCCCGGAAACAGCGGAGTAAATTTCTGACGAGCGTGTTCTCTGAGAGGGTGATCCATGTTTTTTTTGATTGTACATGGTGTTTTATTTTAGACTTTTACAAAACAGTTTTTCTTCGAGTGAGACCAAGAGATGTTTCAAGTGTACTTTTAGAACGCGCAAGAGGTTTGGGTCTTTTGAGTACAACTTCGTCGCTTTCCGAGTTTGCCTTTTTTGATGGAACACTGTTAGAACTTATGTATACTGGCATTTTATGAGTCTCATATGGCATTAAAACCTGGACATTTGAAGATCCTTTTCTAAATTCTTCAATTGTCAAAGGCCCCCCGAATATTTCAAGGCACAATCTTTTTGGAGCAGCCTTTGTTGTTACATGGCGCCCAAATGAATGTAATTTCATAAGTGATAAAAACATCTGATGTTCCCCTGCACGTGGTCCACCCTTGTCTAAAAGGTATGCCTTTACACACTCCCATGAACAAAAATGACCAGTTGTTGAAAAATGACGTCTTCTCTCATCATATTTATATGGAGCGTGCAAAGCAGGGCCTTCAAATGGATGGACGCACCACCAGCAGTGCATAACTATTACTTAAAAGTCTCTAGGTCTTTAATAAAAGGATGTCAATTCTGAGCATAGATGTAGGAATTAAAAATCTCGCAATGTGTCTTATAGGTTCAAATAAACGCATACAAAAATGGGAAGTTGCAGGTGTCCCTCCTCAGCATAAAGATGGTCTTTTTTCATCTCTTATGCTTCATCTTCGAGCAAGACCGTGGACCCTTGAAGCTGATCGGGTTCTTATTGAAAAGCAGCCGGATCGAAACAAGTCAATGAAGGGGGTTGAGCATTTTTTGCACACCTATTTTTTGTGCAACGACAAAAATGTAATCATTTACGACGCCCGACACAAGATTCCAGACATTTCAGGTCCAGGGAGAGAATTGTACGTGAAAAGAAAAAAGGCTTCAATTGAACGGTGTCGGAAATTCATAGAAGAAACTCAACCAGAATGGGTTCCATTTTTTGATAAGCACAAAAAGAAGGATGACCTGGCAGATACATGTATGCAAGCACTTAGTTTTACTCCAGAAGAAGTTGTCGTCACAAAACAACGTCCACGGAAACCAACTGAAAACCAAATACGGACCAAGTACAGTCGTGCAAATCTTGCATGGCTTGTTGTTCAGAAAAAACACACAAATGACAAACGGTTTGAAAAGGATTTGAAAAGATATTATCATTCATTGGAAGAACTTTTGACTGAATTTTCTATTGAAGTATTATAAATAGATGCCATGTCCACTTGGAACATATACCACCCTTGTTAAAGGTGGTGCTACTTCATGTACACAATGTATAGCTGGAACATATTCTTCAGTTCCTGGTGCTACTTCATGTACACCATGTCCAGCTGGTCAATATTCTTCAGTGTCTGGCGCTACTTCGTGTTCAGTGTGTCCAGCTGGAAAGTATTCAGCGTCTGGTTCTGGTTCGTGTACACCATGTCCAGCTGGAAGGTATTCTACAGTGTCCGGTGCTCAATTTAGTTCTACATGTCTAGCATGCCCAGCTGGGAGTTATTCTACATTGGCTGGTGCTAACAGTAGTTCTAATTGTCTAGCATGTCCAGCTGGAAGTTATTCTTCAGTGTCTGCTTCTACTACGTGTTCAATGTGTCCAGCTGGAAAGTATTCAGCGTCTGGTTCTGGTTCGTGTACACCATGTCCAGCTGGAAAATATTCAGCAGATGGTTCTAATTCGTGTTCAGTGTGTCCAGATGGATATTACTCGTTGGCCGATTCTGCTTCGTGTACACCATGTTTAGCTGGAAAGTATTCAGCGTCTGGTTCTGGTTCGTGTACACCATGTCCAGCTGGTCAGTATTCAACGTCTGGTTCTAGTTCGTGTACACCATGTCCAGCTGGTCAGTATTCTATATTGCCTGGTTCTGGTTCATGTTCATTATGTTTAGCTGGAACATATTCTTCACTGCCTGGTGCTAACAGTAGTTCTAATTGTCTAACATGTCCAGCTGGTCAGTATTCATTGGCTGGTTCTGGTTCATGTTCATTATGTTTAGCTGGAACATATTCTTCAGTGCCTGGTGCTAAAAGTAGATCTGCATGTCTAACATGTCCAGCTGGAAAATATTCAGCAGATGGTTCTAATTCGTGTTCAGTGTGTCCAGCTGGAAATTACTCGTTGGCTGGTTCTGCTTCGTGTACACAATGTTTAGCTGGTCAGTTTTCTACATTGCCTGGTTCTGGTTCGTGTTCAGTGTGTCCAGCTGGAAAGTATTCAACGTCTGGTTCTAGTTCGTGTACACCATGTCCAGCTGGTCAGTATTCTATATTGCCTGGTTCTGGTTCATGTACATTATGTCCAGCTGGAAGGTATTCTACAGTGTCCGGTGCTCAATTTAGTTCTACATGTCTAGCATGCCCAGCTGGGAGTTATTCTACATTGGCTGGTGCTAACAGTAGTTCTAATTGTCTAGCATGTCCAGCTGGAAGTTATTCTTCAGTGTCTGCTTCTACTTCGTGTACATCATGTCCAACTGGAACGTATTCTACATTGCCTAATGGTGTAGGTATTTCTACGTGTATACCTGGCTGTCCAGCTGGCCAGTATTTATCGGGTAATTCATGTTATCCATGTCCACCTGGATATTATTGTACCGCAGGTACTATAAACCCCACAGTTTGTCCAGCTGGACAATATTCTTCAGGGTATGGTGCTAATTCATGTACACTATGCCCATCTGGAAGGTATTCTACAGCGTCTGGTGCTACAAGTAGTTCTACGTGTCTAGAATGCCCAGCTGGTCAGGTTTCAGCAGATGGTTCTAGTTCATGTTCAGTATGTTCAGCTGGTACATATTCAGCGTCTGGTTCTAATACATGTGTACCTGGTTGTCCAGCTGGTCAGTATTTATCAGCTGGTTCATGTATAGCATGTCCAGCTGGCCAGTATTCAGCGGTTAATTTTTCTACTTCATGTTCAGCGTGTCCACCTGGTCAATATTCAATACCTGGTTCTACTTCGTGTGTACCTGGCTGTCCAGCTGGTCAGTATTTATCAGCTGGTTCATGTATAGCATGTCCAGCTGGCCAGTATTCAACAGATAGTGTTTCTACTTCATGTAAAGCGTGTCCATCTGGTCAATATTCTTCAGTGTCAGGAGCTGTTTTGTGTACTTCATGTCCAATCCCATCCGGAACTCAATATGTAACACAAATATGTACAACAACAACTCCTACACAATTTGCAACTGCTACAATTCTTTCATGTCCGGCGAACAATTCAATGGTTACAAAATATTATCCAGGGTCGTACAATATACTTGGAAACGATGGTGTATGTGTACTCCAAGACAAATCAAATACAACTCTTTTCAGTGAAAGAATAGCTAGAGCTAGTTCTTGTCCACCAAATTTTGTAATAAATTTAAATTATGGTTGTGATTGTCCGATAAGTTATGGATATGATCCGGTTGCTAAGACGTGTACTCCATGTGATTCTTCTCATTATTCAACAAGTATAAATTCTCAATGCCAGATAGTTCCAGCGAATGCAACAAAAACAGCCGATGGAAGTTTTTATATTTGTAATCCCCCATATATATATCTAAGCAGTGGAACCGGGTGTACGCTGTTAAATCCTTACGCAGATCCAACAACATTAAAGACGACAAATATACTCAATAGTTTAACTTCTGCAATTCCGAGTGGAATAGATGCAAATACATGGGCAATTCAGTCATCACAAAAATCTTACATTTTTCCACTTGTCTATTCTAATAACCCGCCAGCAATTATACCTTCCGTTATTTTTCCAACCAGTGTGACGATTGCAAATTCAAAAGCAGTCATAACATCTAATTCACACGGACTTCAATCTGGTTCAAATGTATATCTTTCAAATTTTAGTAACGTTTCTCTTAATGGCGGACCAGACCCAATTACAGTTATTGATTCAAATACATTTTCAGTTCAAACTTCATTTGTCACAGGGACTTCAAATGTAGGATATATAACAGTACAGACACTCCCGCCTCTTTTGACATCAAATCTTGCAAATTGCGTTACTTCAAATTGTGACTATGTTTCATATGATTTTTTAACAAATAATGTACAAGTTGGAAATAGTTTAACATACATCATAGATACTTCTCAGACAGGTGCAAGAGACGCATCTGTATTTGTGAATGATTCTCAAGTTGAAAATCCAACAGTTATTGTTGCACCCCCTGGATATCAATACGATCCATCTATGATGCCATACATTACAACAGTAACAGCCACACAAAACCTCAATGTTGATGAATGTGCAAATTTGTGCAATTCAAGAACGGGGTGCCCTGGGTTTAATCACGATGGTTTACTCAATAGTTGTATTCTTCTCACGTCAACTGATCTTCCTCTTAATTTTACACATACATACACTTCTGGATATATAGGGTACGTAAAAGAAGTATTTAATATATTTACACTTTCTGGGAATGTAACGCCTGCAAATTTGACAAATCAAGGAGCATCTTGCATGGATTACCAGCAATGCAATGCAGACATGAATGTACTCGTCTATTCTGGTGTTACATCATTTAGCACAAATGACATTCAGTCGTGTGCATATTGCCCTCTTCGTTCAGTCTCATTTTCAAATGTAACAACTGAAATTGGTACTTTTCAACAAACAACTCCGTCATCCATTTCAAGTCTTTTAATGTTCCAGGCTTTGGGAAACTTTACTGTTCCTTTACTTGCAGATGGAGGGTACACAATGACACCATGGATACCTGACCCTACATTTCCAACCCCTTTGCCGGTTTTTGTATATCAAAGTCGTTTATTTTATAAAGATGCAAATAATAAACTCTATTCAAACTTTCCATATGTTCAAAATTCTTCAGTGATTGTGACACCTACTACATACGTAGCACAAGGATACACTTTGAATGCTGTCAATGGAAGTGGAATTGTAATAAATAATTGCATTCAATATTCAGCTCCGTGTTCATCAAACGCAGTTCAATCTGGTTCTCAGTGTATTGGACCATGTATTGCACCGGCTGATGTAGGAACAGCGAATTATAACCACGGTATTTTCCTATTTACTTCAACAAATGATACAGTTGCTAATTTTTTTAACGGTATTATTTCATCAAATTCATACGTTGTCGATGCAAATTATAATGAATGGTCTATTAGCTTAGGTGCTCCAAATTTCAAAGCATTTTCTAATTTAACATCGAATATTAATATAGTGCAGTCATATAGTTGTCAACTGGGTTCTGGTCAACTGTGTTCAATAGACAACGTATATTTTTCGAACATTGTTGGCCTTCAACAGGGTTCAACTGTAAATATACAAAATCAGATATTTACAATTTCACAAACACCAGTGTCTGCCACTAACCCCGTAAGTATTGGTACAAATTTTACTCCATCTACAAGTAATATTGGATACGGGCCAAGCGTTCAATCAACTTTGAATAAAAGTTTATTCCCTGTTGACGCCGGGACAGTTGGACAAATTTCAAATATTTATCCAGCACACATGTTTAATTTTTACAAAGATCTTGGACTTTACTATACACCTATAAATACAGCTGACACTGCAACCATAAATCAGCTGATTGGTTTAAGTACAGATATTGGCCCAATGGCTGATCCTTACGAACAATATGGTTTATTCCGTACATTATATCTTCCACCATCTAGTACTACACAACTGTCACGTGTTGGATGCAATAACAGTTGTTCAGATGGCTATGTAGAATATAGTTGTACAAGTTCAATTGGTACATCGTGTGATTTTAGTGCTGGTGGTATAACTTTTGGACCATTTTGCACGGGTACATATAAAACATGTACACCAAATAAGTCATATTTACTGAGCAGTAATTGGGCACCACAATTAAGTAATCTCACACCAACAGATGTATTCAGAGGAGATTCTACAGCTTTACAGAATGCGCAAAGCAACAGAAGTCATATTTTACAAAAGACTGATACAGCATGGTCATTTGTGTACTCACCTTCAGTTCACATTGGAAATACAGCATCAACATGGGGTAATATAACAAATACCGGTGGAGTTTACACTATTAGTAGACCACAAACTACAGGGTATTTTGAACCAGGCCTTACTATTATAGCTGGAGATAACACACAGTACACTATTGGTACTAGTACAAATACTTCAAACACATTTACACTTTTATCATCTATGGGGAGTCAATACACCGGGACTCTGAATTACCCAATTGCATTATGGGAATATGGTTCATTTATAAATAATCAACTTGATCCCAATAATAAATACTATTTCCCTTCTTGGTCACAGAGTAGATTTGGAGGAGTTGTTTCTGCAACACAAAGTACAGATGGTTTTTTGGAGACATCGTATGGTTGTCCAGCTGGTTACTATATAATGTCTAGAAATGGAGTTGATTATTGTGAAGAATGTGCAGCTGGGACCTATTCACCTGGGGGCAGAAATGTATTTCAATGTTTTCCATGTACAGCAGGAAACTATTGTCCAAAGGGGTCAGTCTACAATGGACCTCCGTGCGCAGCTGGGTTTTTTTGTCCAGATACAAAATCACAATATGCATGTCCTGCGGGTTTTTTCTGCCCACAAGGTCAAAATCCAGTTTCTTGTGATACAGAAGAAACTGCAGACGCAACATTTATGAACATGGATGCAACTTTTTCTACTAATGGTGACTTTTCTTCATCAACTATTACAGGAACATTTAGTTCTGTACCTCCTTTTATTCCATCTACTGTTGCAAGTATATCACCTCTTTTAGGCGCTCTTCAACTATTTTCAAATACAGCGACTACTGCAATATTTAATATACTTGTTAAACAATCTACGGCTTATTTTGCAAACCCAATAAATACAACAATCTCCTATCATACAAAAGCGCATTATTGTCCAATAGGTTCAACTTCACCAGGATTATGTAGTATAGGAAATTACTGCCCACTTTCATCCGTTCAAATTCCATGTGGAAGTGCGTCTTATTGTCCTGCAGCAGTATTTGCAGCTATTCCATGTCCACCAGGTAAATATTACAGAGCTCCCCAAATTTCAAGTATATATATTTCTCAACAAAATAGTGATGGTTCAACATGCCGTACTTGTCCAACAGGAACTGTTATAAATTCAACCCAGGATGGTTGTGTGTGTGGTGCTGGATTTACATGGTCTCTCGAAGAAGAAGTCTGTGTTCTCAACTGTCCGCCAGGACAGTACCCAAATGGAACTACGTGTACTAAATGTCCTTCGGGAACATATTCCAACGCTTATGGGCAGGCTGCATGCATTCAATGTCCTACTAATTTCAATAGTAGTTCGTCACCGGATGGAAGTTATTGTATTTGTTCAAATACACGTCATGATAACGTTGTTGTTAACGGAACAGTAAAGTGGAACAACACATATAATAGATGTCAGCTTACATGTCCACAAAACACAATGGCTTTTTGGTCAAATTGTATACCAAACACATTTCAGGGGTTTATAGTTAGCCCCCCAAGTTGCACAGGACCAAATGTAGCATCATTTACACAATTTCCTGGAAATTGTTATACATGTTCAGGACTGTATGGATTTACTACAAATACTCAACCTGGTCAAAAACAGGGACCCTACACCACTAGTGCTCCATTACCAGTTCAATCAGTTACTATTCAATTACTTACAGGAGCCCCCGTTATGAACAAGTCAAATTTTATTACGACAGGACTTCCTACTAACCTAGCACCAATTATGAGTGGTGTTGGAACTTATAACGTACCTACATGTGAACTATATTACACTATTAATAACATTAATGGTTATAATTACTATGGACCAGGTGCAGCCATCGTAAATTACACAGTGTATTTTCCAGATCAGTACGTTTCAGCTCGACAAATATGCTCTGGAGAAAATGTACCTAATGCACTTTGTTACAATACCAATTCATCTGGACAATGTACAGCAAATACATTAGCAGATTCTTCATGTTACAATTGTTCGCCGACACCAGACACCACTGCAAGCACTACAATTTATACGCCTTATACTACAACAAATCCAAGCTGGCCGTATAGTTCAACTAAGGTTAGTGGAAAATGTCCAATATTGCCAATATTGCCAGTCCCGAGTTTGTGGGGAAACGATGGTTCAACACCACAGTCAGGACTACTTACTTATTATAATTCATCACAGTATTCAGCCTATTTTCAACCAGGTATTGACGGTTCATTTATATGCGCGCTAGGCTCAAATTGTTACACAGGACAGCTGTGTACAGCTGGATATTATTGTATAGGGAATAATTCAAATATTTGTCCTCGAGGATATTATTGTCCGACCGGAACATCAAACCCTTTCCCTTGTTTTTCTACTGGAAATGTTTGCCCTCTGGGTTCTTCATTTCCAATTCCATGTCCAGCTGGATCTTACTGTCCAACGTATCAGTCAAATATTTTTTGTCCAGCAGGAACATACAACCAAACTACAGGTCAGACATCTTGTCTTATATGTCCAGCTGGTTCATATTGTACCGCAGGTACTATAAACCCCACAGCTTGTCCAAACTCTAGTGGTATATATTGTCCAGCCGGTTCAAGTAATGTAAGTCAACTATGCCCTGCAGGAAGTTTTTGTCCTAATCCGTCTACAAAAATACAATGTCCACCAGGGTATATATGTCCAGCTGGAACTGTTCTTAATCACACTGTATGTAATAGATATCAGAGAGTGGTCAATGGAAGTTGTCAGAACTGTCCATCACCTCTTCAAGGACAAATATGGGATCCAAGTTACTGGACTCTAAATTCATCTGTTACAATTGCAGATTTCACTAATTCAAGAAGCATTACTACAAATATATCTACAAATTCAACAAATCCAACAAATCCTTCATTTTTAGACGTAGTCGTTTATAATAATAGTTCGCCTGTATTTAGTGGAACAGTTTCATCATACAATACCAACAGCATGACAATAATTAATATTCCTGCATCAATTGGAACAATTGCAAGTAGTACTTCAAATATTTATCTTTATGGGTGTGACAAGGTAATAACATGCAGTGGTCATTCAACTAATAATTCAACATGGACTACATGTCAGAGTTGTACTTTACCATCAAATGTTCAGGTCTGGTCAGATTTGTCCGGGTGTGGACTAACTTCATGTCAAAACAGTGTATCAACTTGGCCATTGCCTATATCTTCGCAGTCTCTTCTTACATATCCATATGTAGCACCAATTACAATGACATTTACAACAACATTGGCTTCAGCTCCTTTCAATGTCGGAAGTCAGGTTCTTGTGTACAATTCACATAATACAAATTTTGTAGGAACTGTTAGTATATGTACAACACAATATGTAATATTTAATCAAATTTCACATGTAACTTTTGGGTTCATTGCAAATGCTACAGATTGGTCACTACAGCATTATGGGTGTATTTAATTTAATTACAAAGAATAGAGGATGAGCAACTGCCCTGCTGGTAAGTATTGTCCATCCGGAACATATCAAACTGCTACACCATGTCCACCTGGTTTTTTTTGTCCACAAAATTCAATTTTACCAGTTTCATGTCCCATAGGAAGTTATTGTCCACCTGGTTCTACATCAAACACTCAATGTCAAAGTGGAACATATTGTTCCAATGAAAGAACAATAAATCCCACAATATGTGCTTCCGGTACATATTGTCCAGACGGAATAAATCAAAAAACATGTCCTACAGGATCTCGATCTCCACCAGGTTCTGCAAGTTGTAGTATAAATAATTCAGTAGCAAATGGAAGTATTTCTCCGGATGGAACAGTAACATGTAATCCTGGTTTTGGCCTGTATTCAGGTTTATGTTATTCTCTTACACGGCCTTCAATTCCAACATTTATGGATGTTACAAATGGCATGTTGTATCAAACAAGTACTACAAGTACTATAACCGTAAATATATGCCCGTCGTGTTACTCTTTAACAAAAGGATTATGTTATTTTAGTGATACGTGTTCACCTTCTTGTGACCCAGGGTATGTTACAAATTATAATAAAGCATGCGTTCCTTGTCCAATTGGATATTATTCTTACAATAACGTGTGTCATTTAGACGACCCAGGATATTATTCAAATATAACAGGGAATGAAATTCCATGTCCTCCAGGGACATACTCAGCTACTTCAGGAGATACTTTTTGTACACCATGTCCAGCTGGACAATATCAAGTAAACCCAGCTCAATCAGCTTGTCTTATGTGTCCATATGATACGTATAATCCATTTACCGGTCAACCAATTTGTCTTACGTGTCCACAAAATACGTGGACGGCTCAGCAAGGATCTACATCAAACAATCAGTGTTTGTCTTGTACTCTTTCGTCATCGTGTAGTGCAAATCAATGGTATCAAAGTTGTACACCTTCTACAAACGGAGCATGTAACAACTGCAAAACACCTAACCAAAGTATTTGGGAATATGTAACACAAGTGTGTACACCTACAACAAATACTACCACAGGAACAAGCACTGCACCCAGTCCTCCGATTACTTATTTATCTGGATATTTACCAGGCAATTATAATAGTTTAGGAAGCGCAGGGACAATACAAAATTGTGCAAGTCCAGTTCAATCTATGGTACAATATATATCTACCGCGTGCACAACTACAACTAACAGTGTTATATCAAATGTTGTACCTTGTGCAGCTGGAAACTATTTTGGTACTGTCGCCGGATTTAGCTATACAAATTGCACTCCTTGTCATGTTCCTACAGCTTTACAATATACCAACAGTCTTTGTTCAAATATACAAGATACAGGATACGTTATACAAAATGATCCAGGGTATGGAAACTTTTTATCTGGATTTCAAAATGGCGGGTACAACACATTGGGGAGTGCAGGAGTTTCAGCTTCGTGTGGAATTCCTGGTCCAGGACAATACACAACTGCAGCATGTACGGCTACATCAAATACAGCAATTGCAAATTTTACACAATGCACCTCAACAAATACATATCTTACAAAAGGAACACATGGAGACTTTTATACAGTTGGGACTATAAATTATTGTGATACATGTCCTGCTTATAACTGGAAACACCCATGTACACCATCGGCAGTTTCAAACGTATTTACGACACCACTCGGTCTAAATCCAACAAGTACAGCAGTAGGTTTAGGAAATATCTATGTAATATATACTAGCACTCTTTATTCATTTAAATTACCAGAAGGTTCAAATAAAGTGTCACTATATACAGATGTAACTAATTTTAATTCTATCCAATACAAATATAGCAATCTATATTTATGTAACACATATAGTATAAGTAAATATAACTTTAATGGTGGTACAAAAACAACATTACTAAGCGGCGGTACTACCTTTTTTTACGACTTTACTGTCGATAATTTAACAGGTACAATATATGCAATAACAAGTGTTAATTCTGTTATAAGTTTTACTCAGGCAGGTGTAAAAACTCTGAACTTTATACCGTCAACTTCACTTCTTCCGATCACAAATTCAATAGATATCGATTCAACGAGTAATTTGTTTGTTGCTACTAGCAATATAATTCAAAAATATACACCGTCAGGAAATTTTATTTCAAACATTTATTATTATCCTCCAGGGCCAGTGAATTACATAACAAAAATAGCTGTAGATTCAAATGATAATATAGTCGTATTACCACATGGCAGTAATTATGTACATTTATTAACACAACTTGGTAATCTCTCAAATATTGCAGGAGGAGGAAGTCTAATTTCACCAACATTGGGATCACAGGTTAAATTTGGTGCATTATCTGGTTTATCTACTGATTCAAACGCAAATGTATATGTAGCAGAAATTTCGAGAAGTGTAGTTTATAAAATTTACTAGTTTTTTTTTCTTATTCATTTACAATGAGACTTACTCAGAAGAAGAAAATAATAATAGGATTAGTTTCAATTGCTATTCTTATTATTCTTTTCATTTGGTTTCAAAAAAGAAGATCACGATATATAGTTCCTACATCTCAACCATCCGGTGCAGGAGTTGATCTCACATACTACAATTCGATCACAAGTGCACAAAGTAATTTTGCAACTGCCGCAGGTGCAAACATTGTGACATTTGCTAGCATTTCAAATGTAGGAGGCCTCGTGACTGTGATCACAAATTTCCCACACCCTTATCAAACAAGTAATCTTGTGACGGTTGGAGGCATTCTTACATCGAATGGATTCAATTCCAATATAATGGTCGCAAATCCTATTCCTAACTCAACAATTTCAGCATCTGGTTCCACTGTTACAGTAACTACAACTGCACCTCACGGTCTTTACCCTGGATCTCTTGTAAATATTCAAGGAACTGGTATATATGACACCCAGCCAGACTGTGCACTGACAGCAAATTATAATGGCACATGCTGTTCAAATGTAAGTACACCATCTGGTTCAGTAAGTATAAGTTCCGGACCTTCATGTTCAGCAGTTGCAGCAACTATTACAAGTAGTACACAGTTTTCATACACTTTAGGAGCATTTGCAAAAGATTCATCAACTGGCAGTTATGGAATCACAGTTCCAATGTCAGGTATTCCCATGCCATTTTCCGTAAATGTAACTAATAATTATTCATTTAGTTATACTACAAATTCACCACTTAATGGTACACCATCTGGTGGGTGGTCGTTTGATATGAGTAACCAATATGTAGTTGCACAATACGCAATCAAAGATAATAGTATTGCAGCTGCTACAAACACATGGATAAATGGTAAGTGTACGCAATTAACTACTCCATCTCCTATAACAGATACAAATTATTTAAGTGCTGTAGGAAAAATTAACGACGCTTATTCTGTTGTTGTTGGTCAAATTAACGCTGGTTCTACTCCACTCAACCAGGCATATTTAAATGCAGCCCGCAAAGCTGATTTGACAACCGCCTTACGCATGTATCTCGCCACTTCATGTCCGGGTATTTATGCCAACGGAACTCAAGCTGATATAGGGAATACATTTTCCGGATTAGCACCTAATGATTTTGCTTCGGGTGGTAAAGCAATAGACACAAGTCAAATTACTGCCACAAATATTGCAACATGGGCTAAATATGCTGCAGTTGACCCAACAGTAGGATCATCTGCAGGGACGACAGCTCTTACTGGTATAAGTTCTTCTTGGTTAACCATGCTTAGTGAACCGATTACTTCGACGCAATTACAAGCATGGCAAATTGCCAAAAACTATGGGCCAGGAGCAATATACGGTTCGAATTCAGTTGGAAAATCACTAGGATCAATTATGACGTAGTATAGACATTGGGAGAACTGAAAAATTATTTAATGCAATGTTCAAATATCCCCAACATTTTGAACTTTCACCACTAAAACTTGTTAAACCACTCTTTAACAATTCATTGCAATAATACTGCCGCATTGTCGTGATTGTCGGATCCGAAAAGTAAGTGCGCAAAATTGTATTATTCCAAAGATTACTCGGAAGTGTTACTGGCCCAGTACAATCTACCTCACCTGTTGTTGGACTAGTAGTACATGGATCAGAATATCCAACCATTTTATTTTGATCATATACCAATTGATAGTACCACGGATTTGTTCCGCGTACATCAATACTCGAAGATCCCTGACTTGGATAACTTGGTGTAGTTGGGTCAACTCCATCTGTCCAAACATTACTTACAAGATATGTTGTGTCGGTTGTTAAAAGAGGTCCGATAGATGCTGTATCTGCAAACTGTGTTCCGGGGAATGGTGGAAGACACCAAAGACAACCATTTGAAAACGTGCCACATTGACCATTATCATAATTGAAATTTACAGCTGCTCCAGCTCGAATCATTCCATATTTTTTCCAACATAAATTCTTTGAAATATTTGCAGTTCCAGAATACCCTACAGCATTTCCAGCCCATAAACCACCTGGATCTTGGTAGAACCCGTCACCTATAATACCTACATTTGTAGTACCACTTACATTTCCGCCAGTGCTCGTTCCTAGACTTGAATAAGGCGCCTGTGTGTATAAAGTATCCGTCGCGGAATTATAACTTACAATCAACGGACCCGTAGGATGAAGTTTTATTGGTTTTGTTACCCACCCACCAGACAAAAAGGTTACTGCTTTTGGTAAGATGTTTCCCTGTGTACTTGTCAGAAGACCACCGACGCTATATTCCTGTGGATCTGCGGGTGGACTATCCTGTGTATGCTGTTTTGATATTGCTACCTCTATTCCTGCAGCTACACCGGCTGCAATTGTAGCAAGAATGCCTATAGGTCCTAAAATTTCTCCTCCGATAACTTCGGCTCCTAAAGACACACCTAAATCAGAACCTGTAAGAGCTCCACCAATGCCATTTATAACTGATTCTCCTACACTAAGAGTAGTCGTAATTGCACCTGCACTCGAAGCTACAAACCCACCAGTATCGGCTATGTCGCCTACAATTGAATTTGGATTGGCAAAGAAATTTTTCAATCCTGGCTTTAAATTCTTTGAGCTCATTAACTCGTGAAACATAGTGGTCAAATATCTCGTCGTCATTTTGTACGCATCGTGTTTATTATCCGGATCTAGATTACACCCATTCAGGCGAATCCATTCTCTTGGACCACCTGTTCCAAAAAACATTGTAAGAGCTTCCAATTTATTTTTTACAGGTTCAAGAGTACATGTTTGAGTGCTAGGATCATAGCAGGTACCAATTGAACGACAATAATCAGGTGTAAATTCACACGTATGATTTACTTTATCATATACACCTTTTGCTATATTACATGTACTACGAACTCCTGCATTTGTTACAAGACATGCTTGAGTACCTCCATTTTGTTGATATGAACTTATTGTACTTGATAAATCAAGCGGTAATGCAGTTGAATATGGATCTCCTTGATTTGCCTGATTATTAGGGTCAGAATGTATTAAGTTTTGTACATCTGTAAGATCATACCATTCTGCATAATTTCCAATAATACCTGAAGATGACTCATCAGTCTGCTTTGCCCAAATGTCACTCCAATTATTACAATTTGACTGAGACCACCCACATTGAAATCTCGGACGTCCTATATATGGGTAACCATAAAGAAATGTATCTTCGTAAACAATTCCCTGATAATTATTACATACTTTTGTAAATGCTATTCTGTATAAATTGTCCATTTGACTCGGTAAAAGAGGATATGTTTCGAGTACTGTGATAATAAGATTCGATTGAGCAATAGTTGTTTCTACAGTTAAATTATTATTAATTAAAACAGCCTCAGCTAAACTTTTAAAAGTTATTCCACTTCCAGGATCAACTATAATTCCGTCTCTAATTATTTTTTCACGAATTGTATCAATTTCAATTGATACTCGTGCCTGATTATAATAAGCGTCACCTTTGTATTGTGGGGGGAGACCAACATTTGGATCAGGTATCCAGTTGTTGTTTGTCGGAAGAGGAAAATTGTAATAGGCTATAATGTCCAAAGGACCAGATATAATAGGGTACTGTGCATATGCAAGATTTGATGAAGCATCGTATCCTGCATTAATTGCCTGCTGATTATACTGAGCTGTAGTCTGATTATATTGTAAGAATGATTGAGCTTGCTGATAGACTGAAAATGTAAATATATTTGTAAACGTAGATGCAGAAACAAGGCTTGATTCTGGTGGAAATTCATTTCCAAAAAATGCAGCATCTGTAAAAGTTGATAAAACCATAAGAAAGTCCATACTTTGCATGGGAACTGCCAGAGCATGTTCTATAGGATGTATAACCGAACCAGTTAATGAAAAACCAGAAGATAAAACTGGTGCACTTCCACTAAAGTCATGAAGATCAACACCCGTAAGATATTTCAGACCAGTTATACCTGTTTCACGAACAGAATTTTGTGCAGCTCTGAACGCATTACCCAAAGCTTGTAGACCCTTTGTAGTCTTTCTAAATTGAAATGAAGGTGAATATCCTAAAGAAGTTGCACCCGTTTTGTTAAATTTTACCATTGTTGGATTTCGATCTGCTTCATTTGCAAATCTTCCCTTTTCGTCAGGGGGGTTTAACCCTTCAGAAACTCCTCTAGAAATTCTATGAGCAGTCAGCGCGTGTTCACTACTGCGAACCTTGATGTGTTCTACAAATGGAGCTTTTTCAATATCGTTAAACTTTAATTTAGAATTTTCAGATTCAAAATTTCTTCCACGCTCTTCAGTCTCTCTTAAAGTTTCAGACACATGAGCATTTTCAATGTCTCCTCTATCTTGAATTCTATCTGCATTTGCTTTCAGAATTTTAACTCTATCATTTGCCTTGGCCTTTTCAGACTCTAGATTCTTTTTACGTTCTTCAGCCTCTCTGAGTTTTTCAGATGCACCGGAATACTCTTCACTCCTAGTATCAAGAGATGCTTGAGCCTCTGCAACGGAATCACGAGCTTCTATTGCCTTTTTCTCAATGTCCTTGACTTTTTCTTCAGTCTCTCTTAGAGTTTCAGACACATGAGCATTTTCAATGTCTCTTGAATCTTGAGTTATTTCAAATTGATTTAGTCTATCCTTTGCATTGAGATTTTCAGCTTCAACATTTCTTGCATGTTCTTCAGCTTCTGCGAGTTTTTTAGATGCACGATCGTACTCCTCACTTGTTGTGTCCTGAATTTGATCAAGAGATGCTTGAGCCTCTGCAACAGCATCACGCGCTTCTCTTACCTTTCTCTCAAGGTCCCTGACCTTTTCCTCTGCGTCTTGGAGGCGTTTCTTTGTCCACGAAGACTCCTGGACAATTGTTTCGTTCAGTCTGTCTGCGTTTGCATTCGCCTTTTCGACTCTATCCTTTGCATTTGAATTTTCAGCCTCTGCGGTCTTTGCACGTTCCTCCGCCTCCGCGAGTTTTTCACTTGCACGGGCGTACTCCTCACTTGTTGTGTCATGGATTTGTTCAAGCGACGCTTGGGCCTCTGCAACGGCTGCACGAGCCTCACTCGCCTTTCTCTCGGTTTCTTTAGCCTTTTCCTCTGCGTCTTG